CTAACGGTCGCGCTGTCTATGGCCTGTGCGTTGGCTATGGAGACGTTCTTCGGCGAGGATCAGGGGTTGAGCGGAATCGGCTTCATGCAGGGATCAGCGAAGCTGAAGCTGGCGAAATAGAAAGGGACGCTTTTGGATCAGCTTATTTGCAAACAGCACTCCACCTATGATTGCATGCTTGCCTGCATTGCGATGGTGGTACAGAAGCCTTACGAGGAATTGTGGCCCGAAGTGTTCAAGAAGAAAATCGAGGACGCGCACGGTACGCATGGGGCAGTCTGCCGGGAAGCACTTGAGATTGCTGGCCTCAGCATTGATAAGGACTACTGGATTGTCCGATTGCCAATGGAATGGGCTGCTCACGGCAGCTTGCGCCAGCTTCTACAGGGTCGTCGCGCCTTGTTGCAGGTTCCATCCCTAAACAATCCCGGCGAACAGCACATTGTATTTTGGACAGGCGGGAAGTTACTCGACCCGAGTAATAAGCAAATCTACGGATGGATAGAGCAATGCTCGATTCAGTATGTATGGATTTTTAACGAGCGAGATATATGAGCAAGCAGCGCTTTGATATTGACGGCTACGGTTTTCCTTTCTATCGCGTAACGCATTATTATGCGGTTGAAGAAGAGAACGGAGCCTTCCAGTGGGGATATAAACTAGACAACGGGCTATTCGAGTTCTTCCCTTTTGCCTCTAAGGAAGCGGCAAACGAAGAGCACGATAGATTCGTTCGTGAGTTTGACGAATGGCTCCGCCAGCGCCCGGACTGTTCCGACTTGGCCTAAAAGGGAGCGTTATGTACATGACCGACATTGATACCGCACTAAACGCAGAGATTGGCGAGGTCTTGGATATCGGGCCGGAGTACGAAGCGCTCGGGGAGGATGAAGGGTTATTCTTGAGAAAGTCGCGTCAACGTGACGGGAGACGAAAGGTAAGACGAAATAACTCTTGACATTTCTTCTGTAACCGGGTAATAGTCTTTTCGTGAAGAAGTACGACAAAGATTACACCACAGGAGAAAAAGGACAATGACTCTCAAATCTACAGTAAGATATGCAGTACTCGTGGCGGCGCTCTTATGCGTTCTGCAATGCGCGGTCGCTGCTCAGGTCCCGGCGCGGCTTTGCGTGCGCGATCCCCGGATTAACCTAACAATCGACACGCAGGCGCTAACCTACGAGGCGAAGATGGGGGACAAGCTGTTCGCCGGGCAGTTCGTGGTATTGTTCTGGGAGCCGGGGCTGTTCTATATTGCGGGCTCCGGTTCTCAGCCCGGCTTCTCGTTCTATACGAACATTTCCTTTCTGCGCCACTCAGCCTTTGCGGATATCAGGGCTGATTCTTGGAACTTTCGGGCGACGAACGCAGACCATTGCGACTGCGACGGGAATCCCTCGGAGGCTCCGAAGTACGACATCGAGGTCGTAGGGGCTACGAGCGGGGTTGCTCCGTTCAGAACCACGTTGAAGATCGTCTCGGTTGATTCGGAGACGCTGAGTACCTATATGTGGTGCGTGGGCGACCGGATGGTATCGGGTCAAACGATTGATCTCGAATTCACCGAACCGGGACAGTACAGGGTCGAGGCAGAGGCGTTCTACAACGATATCAAAGCGGACAAGGATTTGGTTGTCGAGGTTACGGCTTCGGCTATCGAGAAGTCTCCTGATCCTGATCCGATTAATCATCCGCCGAGTCTTCAGGTCGTGTTGCCGAGTAAGTCCAAGAAGAATCGAGACTTGTCGTTCGCTGCCGTTGTAAGCGACCCGGACGGCGACGCAGTGTTGATCGAATGGGGTTGCTCAGACGGATCACAGGCGACCGGGCCGCTGATGGTCAGGAGCTTCGCAAAGGGCGTCTACGAGTGTTCGGTTAAGGCGACGGATATCCACGGCGCGTCAACGACTAAAGCGTTCGCGGTCGTGGTACCGAAGAAGTAAGTTAAAGAAAGTCACGTCAACGTGACGAAACGGGAATAGCGATGAACGACATTAAAACGCTCGCTGTGAAGCGGATCACGCGTCAGTCAAATCGGACGTTGATCTATGGCGATGATCCTGGCTTCTACATTATCGCGCCCAAAGAATACAAGATCGAGGAAGGCCAGTCTGTTAAATACGAACCGTACGGTGTTAACTTTGGGTTTCTCGCTCAACCGAGCGATTCAGTTGACCGCGGTTGAAGTCTTTTGCGGTTGTGGTACCCAACGAAGTAAGTCACGTCAGCGTGACGGAAAGAGGTCCAAACATGTCGGAAGGATTCGGGCAGGCAGAAGAGGCGGGTCAGGAAGCAGAATTGACTCGGGCGACTCATATGTATCCGGGGCCGGGTAGTGGGCTAATGCCTTGTTGCGGAAAGTCGCCTTTTGAATTTGACCCGAAGGCGAAAACGACAGTAGACCCAGCTCTAGTTACTTGCGGATCGCTCCCGAATGTAGTTACGGTTGATGATGCGATAGCATTCTTGAACCTAGCGCTCGGGCTTGATCGGAAGGCTATAACCGAGTTGGTTGATCATCGGGTAGTCTGTAACCTAGCGCTCGGCGATCACCCAACGATTCAAGTTGGCTGGTGGCCGAAAGATGGTTCGCCGCTGGGGCCGGGGAGGGCGTATACGGACGATGGTACGACAGAGCTTCGCGTCGGTCTACTTGGACTCCTGAACGGCTTGTTTGGAACGAATAAGGACGGATGGGGGTTCATCACAGCGGAGGTTGATGATCAAGGCGTGATATCCGGCTTCATGCGAACAAAGCCACGTTGACGTGACTATTATGACTAACGCGGCAGAGATGTTGGAACGGCTCAGAGAGGCTGTTGCTCCGATAGCGATCAACGGGGCGCGAATAGACTCGCTGGTCGAACAGGCTCATGGGCTATGCGTGGAAACAGCTCAGAGGCTACGGCGGGCACTGAGAGATGGCGATCAAAGAGAGGCAGAGCGGTTGATTCGAACGCTGAGTCTTGCGGCGCTGAGATATCAGCGGCGGCTAGGATTGAGTTGTTACGCAGCGGAGCGACTTCCGTCTCATGTGGATAGGCCGAAGACTGAACGGTGTTCGAACTATTCAGGGTGTCGGCGCGGATAGCAGACGCGCAGACGAGGGGGCGGGGAGAAGCTTATTGAGCTGCTTCTTCCCCGTCCCGAAAAAGCTGGTTTTATGTGGATTGACGTAACAGAACGGCTCCCTAATTTTGGACTTGCGGTTCCGGTTCATGGGGAGTATACTCCGAACGACTTTCCGAAACCGGAGGCAAGGTTACTTTCATCAACAGACTCGCATAGGAGATTTGGCAGTATCTGGGAATCAAGAGAATGGCGCGGGACCGTTGGTGTTACACATTGGTGGGAAGGAAAATGAAACTAAAACACACCGACAGTCTTGTTGATAAGTGCCTAAAAACACAGAGTAATATAGCGCGCATGCTAGAGCGCGAGGACTTGAATAGCGACTCTGTTTGGGAAAAGATGTCCACGATGATCCGAGCGCTCCATACAATGCTAGTTCGTGGTCGGGAGTTCTACCTTGCGCTTATCGCTACAGGGTTCACCGACGATCAGGCGATGGAGATAACCTTGAACTGGCACGGAAAGCTGATCGATAACGTAAGGGAGCCGGAAGCGTTCTTTAACGCGCTGAATAGCAAGCCAAGTTAACGGAGCGAGTTATGAGAGAAACGCTTGAGGTATTCTGGGGATTTGTTTTCTTAACCACGTTAGTCTATCCGGTACTTTCCCAGCTTCTCCTATGTTATCGAGACTACCGGATTATCCGGCGATGGAGAAGGGGCGAATGAAGACGGTTCTGTTCCTTATATGCTTCTACGGGACGATCTTCGTTACCGGGCTGATAGAGCTGCGAAGGACGCCAGACAGAGATTGAGTGCTAAGCGGTAATTCCTATTCTACCCTATGATAACGACCCGCATTAGTATCAACAGCGAACTTATACTAACTGTAACCGTTGACCCCAGTAGAGGCGACCTACTTGCGCTCAACTCCGTGTTCAATCCGGAAATGAAGCATGGTAGGATTCGCCGACTGTGCGCATCAATTTGGAGAAAGTGTATAGCGATCTGGAAGAAGCTAACCGGCCAAAGAGAAGCCGCGCAAGCCAAAGACGAAAAACTGGTACGCGCTATCGACTTCTGTGTAGGGGTTATTACGGCCTGGGACTTATACGAATCTCGGAATGACTTCGAGCCGATGTCGATCAATCAAGACTCGTTTGAGAGCTTACCGTACTCGTTAATGCTCAGGTTAGTGTCTGAGGTAATCCAGCTCTGCGCGACGGCGATGAAAGTCACGTTGACGTGACTCTCTAAAGGGAGAAGCCGATGGGGAAGAAACACAGGAGAGCTAAGTCTGAGGCGCTCGTGCCGTCCTTTCAAACGAGAAGTGCGTTACCCAGCGGGCGGGCTAGCATCGATTCAATTAAAGACGTGTTTACTTCTGGTATGCGGGTAATCGCTCCGCTGGCTCCCGATGAGATATGGAGAGAATATGGGCTCGACGGAAGGACGTTGGAGCGGATGCCGATCAAGCGGCTGGTCGAGCTGCTCGTTGATATGTCGCCGGATGTAAGCAAGGGGCTCTGGGACTTCTTGAGGCTATTCAACCCCGGCTGGAAAGTAAAGGCGTTGAAGCCCGGAGCGAGCGAAGAGACGATTGATACAAAGGCGCAAAAGGCAATAGACACGTTCCTCGCGCAGCTTCACGGGGTATACGCGGCTCCGAACGTTGTTCCGGCTGATACCGTGATCAATATGCTGTCGATTGCTGCGTTCCTGCGCGGCGGGATGCTCGCGGAACTTGTGCTGGACGAGAGCGGGCGAATTCCGTTGGAGATAGCGGCCCCTGATCCGGTTACGGTTAGATTCAGACGAATAGCTGATGTTCAGCGCGGGCAGGTTTGGCAGTTAGGGCAGCAACAGGGAATCTTCGCCGGTACGAATAGCGTTCCGGGATTCACTCCGCTAGATAGGCAGACAGTCGTTTACGCTCCGGTTGATCCTCTACCGGGCAAGCCGCATGGTCGGCCAATGATTCACCCGGCTATATTCGCCACGCTGTTTTTGATAGGGCTGCTTCATGATCTCCGAAGAGTCGTAGCGCAGCAAGGGTATCCGAGGCTCGACCTTGTAATCGATGCGGAGAAGATGAAGAAGCTGATGCCCGCGAATCTCCTTGGGGATGCTCAGTCGATAAAGGAATGGTTTGCGGCGACGTTTGAAGAAATCAGGTCTGCGTATTCGAAGTTGCAGCCGGATGATGCTTACGTACATTTCGATATGGTGACGGTTAATGTTCCAAAAGGGGCTGCGACGCAGGCGAATCTGGGAGGGGTAGGCGACCTGATTCAGTCGTTGGAGCGTATGCTGACCAAGGCGCTGAAAACGATGCCGTTGATGATGGCCGCGCAGGGAAGTGGAAATCTCACGAACGCCAACAGGCAATGGGAGATTCAGGCGGCGGGTATCAAGAGCATTCAGCATATGTCGGAGTTTATTCTAGAGCGGCTATTGACGCTCGCGCTCCGGGCTCAAGGAATTGTAGCGCGGGTGGAGTTCCGATTCGGCGAACTTCGGGCGGCAGAGTTGCTGAGAGACGCGCAGGTTGAGTACCTAAAGATACGCAATGCCCGGATGCTCTTTGATAACGGCTCGATAGGTCCAGACGAGATGGCTGAAAGAAGCGGAGTAAAGCACAAAGCCGACCAGCCGCAGCCAAGGGCGGCGTTGAGCGGGGCTGGTGGGCAGGTTGCCAGTATCAACGCCGAGCCGGGAAGTCAGCGAGGGCGGAGGGGGAAGCGTAACGCAGCGGCTACGGCTTTGTTATTCACTTCCGGCCAACCGCCGACTCAGGCGGAGATCGATGACGCAGTTGAATGGTTTAACGAAGAGGTAGAAGACGCTGCGGGGTTGTTGGACGCGGAGCCGACCGAATAAGGGAGCGTTTATGCCGAAATTGATACGCTGCGAGATAACCTGGGACAAGAAGCGAAAGCTCTGGCTGTTTACTGATCCGGTGAGCGGGCAGACGGTAACGAACGAGAGGTTTACATCTGACGGACGGAACGTCCGCGCTGGCAGGGCCGGAACGGTAATAAAGTTAACGAAGGCCGCTTTCGTTCGGTCGGTAAGCAGCATGCTAAACAAGTTACATGCTGAGCAAGGTCTAAACTTCTCGCTTCGTATTCGCAATCAGCAAAATGAATTTCAGGAAGAGCGGACGCTACCGCACTCGGCTGATCCGCGCAGGTCGAAAGGGTAGGCATGAGCAATCGAGGACGCCCGATAAACGCGCCTGCCTTGTTACGCCAACAACGGCCTGCTGGATTATGTGCCGCGTGTCTTAAGCGTCCTTCTGAAGACGGACGTAAGGTATGCGGAGATTGTTATCAGCGAGCTGTTCGAGGCGCTGATACAAGTCCGGTAAAGCTTCGAATTAAGTACGGCCTACAGGGATAGCTAATGCCACAGTCTGATCCTCAAGAGCAAGATCGCCGCCCAGTTGTTCCCTTCTTCTGGTCGGAGTCGAAGCGGGTCTATATCTGGCGGGCTAACGGACAGGCCGTGGCTCCCCAACGGATCATAGACTGGGTCGATATGGCAATCTCGCAAGCCCAGAGCAATCTTCGGAAGATAGGCAGCGAATACCTTGCCGGAACGATAAACAGCGCAGAGTGGGCGATTCAATCAGGGCAGGAGATCAAGAATCTACACCGGGCGCTCGCTATTTTGGCTAACGGCGGGAAGAGTCAGATGACGGCGGCTCGTTGGGGTTCTCTGGGCGGACGCCTTCAAAGGGAATTCGCTTACTTCAACAGATTCGCGGCTCAGGTTGATAACATTGACCGGAGTCTGCTTGGAGAGAAGTTCTTGAATCGAGCGGCGAGCTACGCGAGAGCCGGACGGAGTACCTACTGGGCAGCGGCGCGGTTAAGAGAAGCGATGGCGTCAGAAACGATGCTAGAGCGCAACGTACTGGGCGCGAGCGCTCAATCTTGTGGTGACTGTATCGCCGAAACCGAACTAGGCGCAGTCCCGGTCGGCACTCTCTCGGAGCCGGGCTCTCGACAGTGCGGAAGCGGCTGCAACTGCGACATAATATTCGAAGTTAGCGCCCAGTCCCTGGGCGCGGAAAGCGAGGAAGCGGCCTGATGGAAGTCCCTGTGTATGTCGAGTTGAACGGGTTAACAACCTGCTCGGTGTGTGAGAGGAAGGTAATCGATCATCCGTTACATCCCGACTTCGGTTTTCTATTTGTACTCTGCAAGGGGATATTCGTGAAGGTGATTAAGACTAACAAACCGAAACCAGAACCCGAACGCGAGTCGGAAAAGTCACGTCAACGTGACGATAAACGCTACGATCCTCGAACGATTCGGCTACCGAGAGAACAGAGGCCGGTACCGGCGAGGAAGCAGCGGAGGCTGTGATTCTACGGTTGACGCGCTAGACCGTTCGTGATACCGTCCATTGTAATCTACTGGACTCGGAGGGGATATGTCAATTGCTGCAACAGACCTCAAGGCATTTCAGGCGGCGTCTCACGCCGAAGATGACGTTTCAACCCAAGGCGGAGCGATTTCCACGACCGGGAAGGTTGAGTTTACGCAATTGGCGGCGAACGACGATCTTGAAGCATTGTCGGATAATGCCGCTGATACGATGAACTTGACCATCACCGGACGGAACACGGCGGGAGCGATCGTATCGGAGACGAAGGCGCTCAATGGGGTAACCGCTGTGATATTCTCGACCATAGGGGTGATTGAGCGGTTCTTGAAGGCGTTGCTGGCATCAGCGGCGGCGGGTACTGTGACGATCAGGCGGAGCGTCGGCGGGGTGACCGTAGCGACGTTGGAGGCCGGGATTCTCCGAACGCGCATTTTCTTCTACGATTCGGCGTCCGGCGCTTCGCAGAAAATCTTCTATGAGAAGTTCTTTCTGAAGAACACTCACGCAACTCTGACATTGACCACAGCGGCGGTAAAGTTGACCGCCGATCCTCTGGCAATCATTCGAATAGCCTGCGCGACCGCCGTTGATGACACTGGGACGGTGACTAATAGATTGACGGCTCCGGGCGGAGTCACGTTCGTTGACGACAACGTGTCGCAGAGCGTACCGGGCGGGGTTCTCGCAGCGGCGAGCGCTATCGGTGTTTGGGTTGAGATGACGTTGGCCGCGAATGATACGCCCAAGCGGTCTACGTTTTCTACTCAGTTGAGCGGCAATACCGTCTAATAGGAGAATAGTGATGAGCGAAAGCGTAACTATTTCGAAAGACGACGTAGGAGTCGTCTCGGCTTCAGAGCTGGCGGGGGAGCCGCTCGTGATTGAGAACCGCTGTGCGGGGGCGGTGCTAGAGTCGGAAGAGCAGGTAAAGGCGTTGTTGCAGAGGATGAAGCCTCCGATTCTGAACGAGGAAGACTACGAGGCTCTGATTGCTCCCGATACTCTGCGAGCGATTGGTCCGGTGATCTATCGCGGCCAGCAGTACTGGCTTGTCCGAGCACCGGAGAATAAGCTACAGGTTCGGAAGTATTGCGGGCAGAGATTGGACGAGCTTATCTCCGCAATTCCGTTCGACGGCGAGGTTCACAGTATCCAGTGCCCGAAGTGCGGGCTTGAATCGACGGTTCGCCGTGTTCCAGAGGAATAAGAATGGTTGCCGGTACTACTCCCGTCCTGACCGTCACGTGTCTGAATACAGCCGGAGAGGAATTGCCGGGGCTAGCGGATTCTACGGCGACCCTGCGATACCGGATAGGCGACGGCGATCTGATAACTAGGCCGATGACGGTCACCCCTCCAAACGTCGAATATCAGTTTACGTCAGAAGAAGTAATTGCTGGGCTCTTAGAGGCGGAAGTAGAAGTCGTAGACGCCTCCGGGGTCCAGATACTCGTTACCGAGCAGACGATTGAGCTGCCTATTCGGAAGCGGGTATAAACAAAGTCACGTTGACGTGACGAAAGAAGGAAGACGAAAATGAAAAGACTATTGCTCACATCTTTGACGCTCTGCGTTCTGTTTGTTTCGGCTCACGCGGTTCCGGCGGGGCTGAGTGCGACGGTTTCAGTTGATCCGGTAACGATCACGCTGGGTCAGTCGGTTCATATTGTGGGCACGGTTACGAACGACGGCAACCGTGATCTTGTGTTGTATCACACGCAGCTTTACACGTATCGCAACGTCGCGGGCTGTACGCCGTTCTACTTGCTTCAAAACGATGTGCCAATAGCAGCGGGTCAGACGATTACGGTTGCGGTGGATTATACACCCGATTGCGTAGGCGTATGGGAAGCAGCGATGGCGGTGCAGCCGAAAAAGTTGGTGTCTGGTCAGCAGTACATTACGGCGGAAATAGAATTCACGGTGCAGTAAAGACCTAAAATGGCCTTTGCGGACTTGGGAAACAATGTCGCGGTCGGTGATAAGACTTCCGCGTCGTCTATAGCAAATAGTGCTGGTGTAATGCAGGCGGTCAGTGCCGGTAATCTTCTGGTCCTGATCGTTGGTAAGGACAACGCGGCCACTGCCGATGGCAACACGAATGAGTTTACGTCTGTTACCGATACGAAGGGCAATACGTGGACAAAGGCGCGAGAGTTTTGTAATGCACAGGGGGCGGCTAATGCCGGGGTTACTGTCGCGGTGTTCTATTCCGTATTAACCACGGCGTTAGTAGTAGGCGTTGATGTCATCACTGTGAACTTTAGCGATGCGCGGACCGCAAAGGCGTTCACGACTCAGCGGTTTTCCATTGGCGCCGGAAGTACGGTGCAAGTTGCGGGTACCCCTGTTGATCTTGCGAATGACGGGGCTGATCCGGGATCGATGACGATTTCTGGTCTGCCCAGCGCCGAATACCTTTTTGTTCGTGGGCTCGCTCACGAGAATCCAACTGCTACTCTCACAAAGACTACCGGCTATTCAGGATTCTCCGGCTTAGCGGGGACTTCTGGTGGAAGCGGCGTGACTAACATCGCCGTGAACGGGGAGTTCCGGATTCTTACCGGCACAGGCGATACCTCCGATCCTACATGGACCGCCGATGACACGGCGAGCGTGTTTATTGCATTCAAGGAAGTCCCGCCAGCCGTTGAAGCGGTGTTTCTTCCTAGGCGCGGTTCATTGGGACAAGACATGAGGTTAAGGCGATGATGGGACGAGTATATACGGTTGTTATATCTGGGGTTGCGAGTCCTGCGGCGGCTTTTGATTTCTTCGAATTGAATCCAGCCGCAGCCAAGCCCGTGCGTATTTTGCGAATAAGAATCGCACAGACTTCCGAGCCGACTACGGAAGAAGAACAGCTAGCGCTGACTATCCAGCGCGCGCACTCTACTTCTGGATCAGGCGGTAGCGCTCCGACCCCGAGGCCCGTCAATTCTTCTGCGGCTGCGGCAGGCTTTACCGCTGAGACGATGAATACAACTCAGGCAACGGGTGGTACTCCGGTGGTACTATTCGAAGACGCTTGGAACACCCGTGCGGGCTTCGATATGGCGTTTGCACCCGAAGAAGCGTTCATGGCCGTAAACGCCGAACGCGTAGTAGTACAGAGCGCCGCGCCCGCAGACGCAGTTACGATTCGGGCTACTCTCTGGGTTGAAGAGCTTGGATAGAGCTTCTGATGAGTGTCTATGTTTACCGGCGACCGTATCGACGCCCGGCTGAGAAGCGGCGCTGGATTCCTCCGACCGATCCTATATTCGTCTTCCAGACGATAGGCGCTGTTCTTGAATCTCAACTAGGGTTATTCCCTGTTAAGCAGGTTAATCTAGAATCCTCTCAACCTCTGTCTCAAACCAGAACCGGCAATATCGAATCTGGGTTACTGATCAGTCAAGCGCATACAGGGGTAATAGAGTCTCGGGCCGGACTGTCTCTGTCTACGGTTGTAGCTATTGAAGCGCTCGGGGTAATTACTCGCGCTCTCATCGCGAATCTGGAAGCTCAACAGCCGGTTACGCAAACTAGGTCAGAGAGCTTTGAATTTAATCAGGGAATTGCGCAGTCTCTGACCTTCGCCCTTGAAAGTCTTATCGGCATCTCTCTTACAACTTCGGGCGCTCTCGAATCGCGTGGTCCTGTCTCTTTGTCCTCTGTTCTGAACATAGAAGCTATGCAAGCGTTATCTCAGGCGCGGAGCGCGGGTATCGAAGCCCAGCAGTTGATCGCGCTCGCTAATGTCGTGGCTGTAGAGGCGCTGAACGGCTTATCCGGTTCGTTGACGACCCCGTTAGAGTCGGCTGGAATGGTAGCCAACGGTGTTATGAGTTCGCTAGAGGCGGGTCAGGGGTTAGCAGTAACAAAGAGCGGAGCGGTAGAAGCAAGTCAGTTGATGGCCCGAAGCTTCGATGCGGTACTGGAAGCGCTCTCGGTGTTATCCGGGACGTTCGCTAATGTATTGGAGGCGGCGGGGTCTGTAGCGCGTTCTGCCGAGATGCCGGTAGAAGCTGGACAGGGTATTGCTCAAACTCGTTCTGGTGGTCTAGAATCGGTTCAGGAGCTTTCCGCTGCGGTAGTCGGAGCGATTGAGAGCCAGCTTAGGCTAGCGCAGGATCAGGTTCTTCCCTATGAGGTCGCGGCTCAGTTGATTGCTAATACGGCTGTGATTAGCATAGAGGCGGCGCTGGGCTTGCTTGTTGATCGCACGACTGGATTTGAATCGCTTGGCCGGTTGCTCAGCGAACAGTCTTTCCCGGTCGAGTCTCTGGGCTTCGCGTTCGGCGGACAAACGGCAGCACTGGAATCTCGGCTAGGAATCGCTTTCGCTCTGTCGGGGGCCGTAGAGGCGTTGGCCGTAGTAGTCAGAGCAGCACAAGCAGCTTTCGAGTCGTTGGGGATAATCAACGTCGGGATCACAGCGGGCCTGGAATCGCTCGCTCCCTCTGTTGTCTTCCAAGAGGCGATGATTAACCTCGAATTAAACCAGGCATTGGATGCGGTGAGAGTTGGCAATATCGAGAGCGGTACGGGGCTAGCGCAGTTGATCGCCGGAGTCGTGGAGACTCTGACTCAATTGAGCGGGTTGCAAAGCAGCGAAGTAGAAGCTACTGCTGCTCTAACAGCGGACCGGACGGGATCGTTCGAAGCCGGGGCGATAGTAGACTCGCCTCGCTCTATGGCTTACGAATCCAATCGCGGGTTGACGCAGGATACGCAGACAGCAATCGAATCGCTGCAGACCGTCGCTGCGCTCCGCAACGGCGTCTTCGAGTCCCTAAAGGGGCTTCTCGCTGATACAACGGGGACCGTAGAAGCGCGAGAGATGGTGCTACGCGGCGCAGGGAGCGCGTTAGAGGCACTTTTAGGAGCATCCCAAGGGTTTGAGTCGGCTTACGAAGGAACGTCGCTTATACAGGCCGTAACGCAGACTATCAATTCCGGCTACGAGGCGTTGCAGTCTCTTGTTTTGTCGAACTCTGTGAGTTACGAAGCGAGATTGCTGGCTCTCGGGCAGATTCTTATCACGGCAATCTTTGTTGACGCGGTTTCACGGCAAGCAACGTTTAGGGACCGCGAAGCCTTGGAAGCAGCCTTTACGGATGTCCAGCGGTTGATCCTAAGATTCAAAGCACGGGACTAAAAGTTACGTTGACGTGATTCTACGGTTGACGCGCCTTTTCTTGTGTGATACAAGCAATCAAAACGGAGGTTAGGTCGATGTTATGGACAATTCTCGTCATCCTTCTCGTATTATGGCTACTCGGGTTGATCGGCGGTATTGGCGGCGGGCTGATTCATCTGCTGCTCATTATCGCGCTGATTGTCTTGATATTCCAACTCGTTTCGGGCCGTAACATAGATTGAGTTCTAGCGCTGATCATGGGACGGACTTTGGATCGGGAGCGGCGATCAAATAATGTGGCAAACAATCAAAGACGCGATTCGAATGCTCTGGGCTAGGCTGATGCGGTCTGGTGATAACAAGTAACAAGGCCGTGATGGAAAAATATTGAAATCTAGGCTTGACGCGGCTGGAAATGGTTGATACGATGCGCGATGTAACCTACATTCTAGCTTTTAACCATCAACAGGTCACGTCAACGTGACGAGGGAGTCGGGAAGATGGGCGAAACAAACTTTGACGAACTCAAGACGAACGAGGTTCAGATTGCTAAGAGCTATAGCGGCGCTGGCTCGTATCAGCCGATCGGGGTTGATTTGAACCTCGGAGCGGGTGTTGGTAGCGACTCCCTAGCCAGCTCCAAGTATCTTGCGCCCATTATGGGGAACGCACTTGCGGAGTCGGCGCTGACTAATCGAGCTAACTACGTGGCCGGGCTTATCGGCAAGTATAACGTACCCGGCGAGGTAGCATCACTCTATCCTACTGGTGGTGTTGTAGGCGAGATTGGCGAAGACGTAGGCAATCCAACGGCCAAGCCTGACGGTGCAATCATTGCGGTCATCGGTGGTGACGGAGGACGTGTTAACCCTCGCGCGATGTTTGCAGCTCGGCATCTCAATAGCAACAGCGGCAGCGGACCGGAGTTTGGCGTTGATCTTTACGACCCGCACGCAGCCGCATTGAGCTATAACGCTCTGATACCAAGCAAGGGTGAGATACGTTTCTCAAATCAACAATGGTTCGTCGCCCTGGAAGTTGCAATAACTGCGAATACTACCACAACGACTGCGCCAGCCGGGAGCATAGGCATTACGAGTCACGCAACCGGGCGTGGAAAATTGTTCGCTTCGGACGGTAGCAAGTGGCAGTTCGCGTCTATTTCGTAATGGCTCTTAACCGCGAAGAAATCGAGCGGCGACTTGAAGAGCGCCGTGGACAGGAACGTCAAGCATTCGCCAACTTCAACGCGATTCACGGGGCGGTGCAAGAGCTTGAAAGTTTACTTGAGCAGGCAAGTGAAGACGTAAGCGATGAGTGAACAAACCGGCTACGAGATTTCAACTGACGGGATGAAGTTCGCGGCTCCCTCGCGGATACTGAGTCGCGCGATGGATACCGAGACGTTGCTGCGACTGGCTAAAGCGGACCGCGCTTTCGACCCCTCTGTTTTCGATGAAACTCCTCCGTTTTTCTTTCCCTGTGAGATGTCCAACGAGCAGCTCGATAGCTACTACACTCGAATGGACGAAAGTTCGTTGAAAAACTTCGCCGAAGATGCGAAGGCGGGAATAGCCTTTCAAGACAGTCATGCCAGTTACTCGATTGGACCCGGAAGATCGTTGACCGGCGCGTTCGAGCAGACGGCGAACGGCGGTCGAACGGTTGCGGATTTTCTGGTTTTGCCCGGCGTGAAGTTCAACGCCGGTTCCTACGCCAGCTCCGATGATTTTATTCGGCATGTACGGGCGGGAATCGCTACGGATACTTCGGTTGGATTCTACTTTCAGAACACGGACCCGAACGTCTTCGCGGGCTGTCGCTGTGATATCTGCGGGGAGAATCTGTACCGATGGGACTGTCCGCATATTCCGGGGATGACCTACGAGATAACGAGCGAGGGCGGGGTGATTACTCGCGTAGTTTGTACTGGCAAGATTATCAACGCAC